GATAGGGAAGTAATGCCAACTTGGACAATCAATGATCCTACTTGGGTTTCAGATCTTTATACAGGATTGGCTAACCATACACCTTTTTATCAGCCAGGTTGGTTAGATTCCGGTGGTAATATCCATGTATTTTTCAATGTTTCACCATTTGAAATGGAGGTGAGTGATGCTGATGTAGATCAAGATCTTCTTTCAACCTATGCAATTCGCTATGATACATCTACAAGATCTGGTGTTCTTGCAATTAGACTGACTACAGCATATGTTGAAACAGATACAAATTATGTTTTGATGAATACGATACCATCACCTCAAGAATATTTAGAAGTCTCCGAAACATTAAGGACATTTGAAAGTGCTGATAATAATGTTGTAACACATTCATATGTTTCTTGGAATACTCCAATTGATTCTATAGACGATCAAACAGTAACAACATATAATCAACCTATTAATTTTCCGGGCGATTCCCCACAAGGTGATCTTTCTGATATTCGAGTATATCTCAATTCCTTAAGTGCAGTAACAGATCATCAAACACCTATCACAGTTTTGGAAAGGGATCTTATTGGAGGAGATGTCTCCTTCCCCGATATTGATTCCCCATTAGAACAGACCATAACAGAAACTTTCATTTAGACTAGATATTTTATATAAATAAAAACATAATATGAGTGCCATTATTACAGACGACTTCAGAAAAAATAACGCCAATGCCTTTGTCACAGCAGTTAATACCTTAGCAACTGACTCACCCGCTTCGGCCGGGACAGGATATTATGTGGGTATCGGCAAGAGCGATCCTTGGAGTGATGATACAACTCCTCCCACACCAGTAGGTAGTGAACTCGAACGACAGAATGTATTACAGAACCTGATTTCGATGAAGTTGCTTGAGGCTTCGGAAATTGAAAGACTTTTACCGAAAACTAGTCAAACTTGGAGTTCGGGTAGAAAATATAAAGTATACGACACGACCGACAGAACATGTTTTAACCAAACTATAAGTGGAGGAAGTATAGATGATTATTCATGTTATGCAATATACAGTGATTCTCTATATCTCTGTTTATCAAATGGTGGAGGAGTGAATAGTACAATAGCACCCGGCACCTGTGTAACGAGTGCTGCTGCTGCTATTAGTGGTACAGTTGGAGAAGTGGGAGAAGGTGGTGACAAATACATTTGGGTTAATATAGGAGCAATTGATACTACCGGAAGTGCATTTAAAGACTCTACTACCTTTTTTGAAATTCCCACAAATATCACACCACCCGCAAACTCCACTCAAGGCCTTCTCTATGGATTTAAAATAGTATCTGCCGGTAGTGGTTATACAGATGATGTACTTTCTGCCACTTTAAGATATACACAAATAGATGGAACAACCGCAACATCCACTCTCTATATACGAGTTGAGGACACCGAAGTTAAAGAAGTACTCGATATTGATTCTCCAACCGGAGGGAGTTTAAAACTTTCTGACTTTGAGGGTTTTGGTGTGGGTGCGAGTAATGGCATTGTTAAGGCAAGTATTTATTTTAATGATTCACCGGAACCGCCTTTTATTACACAATGTGAAATCCAACCAATGTTTGCCCCACCCGAAGGTTTTGGCGGAAACAATTTAGATGTTTTTCCTCCATATTATGTTGGAATCGCAACAGATTTTACAAATACTGATGATGGGGAAACTCTTGTTAATACAAAATTTCGTCAGGTCAGTATTATAAAAAATCCTATTATTGATAGGACCGAGGATTCCCCCGAAGAATATTTATCGATAAACTGTCTTCCATACTTAGAACTTGGAACACTTTCATCCACTTCGATTGAATCTGGTTCTTATCTGGTAGTAACAGCAACTGGTGAAAAGGCATGGATAGATTATATAGATTCTTCAACTTCGCCAAAAAGAATCTATTTTCATCAAAATAGTACTTGGCCTATAACTCAGGATGCTCTTCCGGCCACAGGAACAATTCAGCTTTTTTCTCCATCGGATGTTTCTTTGGAGTCAGGCCGAGCATATTCCGCAATCGTTAGAGGAGAACATGATAGTTCTCCATCATTATCTCAACTAGATATATCTGGTGATATAATAATGTTACATAACATAACTCCTATTTTAAGAAGTTCTGTTCAGGCAGAAAAAGTACGAATAACTTTACAATTCTAAAAATTAATGGCTATTAATACTACACTCTACCAAACATCTCCTTACTTCGATGATTACGAAACTTCGGGTAACGAAGCAAAGGGACATTTAAAAGTTTTATTCAAACCTGGCACTAGTGTACAAGCTCGTGAGTTGAATCAACTCCAAACACTTCTCCAGACACAGATTGATAGATTTGGATCTCATATTTTCGAAAATGGTAACAGAGTCTTAAATGGAGAGCTTACCGTTGATGGAAATTTATTTTTTATTGATATAACCTTTTCTGATACCGACCTTGTTGTAAATGGAAGTTCAGTCACAGCAGCCGATGTCCTTACGAGAGTTGGTGAAATAAAAAATATCGACAATCTTATTGGTAACAATTCACCAGAAACCATTGGTCTCAGTGCAGAAATTATTGATTATGAAGCTCTTGTTGCGAATGACACCGAGACAACTTATAGACTTTACTTAAAGTATACTAAAAAGACTGAATCAAGAATTTCATTTGCAAAAAACCAATCGATTAGAACACAAACTGCTATAAGTGGAACTGGATATTCGATCAATTTAAGTGATACAATTGGTACCGTAAGCAAAGTTAGTTATTCTACAAAACTACATATAAACAAAGGAGTTTATTTTATTTCTGGATATTTCGTCAATGTTGAAAACACCGATGTTATTGTTGAAAGAAGTGCAGAAGATAAACGTATTACTGGTCAACTGGCTTTTAAAATAAGTGAAACACTCAAAACATCGGTTGACGATAGTTCACTTCTTGATAATGCAACCGGAGTACCAAATGCATCTGCTCCGGGCGCTGATAGATATGCAATTACTCTCTCATTGGTTGTCCTTTCAGATCAAAATGAGTTGTTGGATATGCCCTACAACGATCAAAAAGTTTATAATCTCACAACTTCATCATCCACAAATTTTATCCCTCTTGTTTCTCTGGAAAATGGTAAACAAATTAAGTCCCTCTCCGCAAAATATCTCCTCGGAGGAGAATCCAAGATTGGAAATACACTGGCCAGAAGAACCCTTGAAGAAAGTGGTAATTATTGCCTTGATAGAATTATTATTTCTACAAGAGAAGCATATAATGACGGAGGAAACAATGGGAAGTTTACGGCAACAAGTACATCAGATATCAATGCACTAAAATCACAATATGTGGTTGATGTTAATCCGGGCGTTATTTATGTTGAAGGTCAACGAATAGAAACCCAAAACCAATTTAGTGTTTCACAGGATAAAGCCCGTGATCAACAATTTGATGAATCAATATCATTAAACTCTGGCGTTGGGACTTATATTGTAGGAAAATTCTCAGATGCAACTATACCTGATATTGAATCGGATAATAGTCCTGTTTCATCTTATACCGTTAATGGTGCCTCACCAGAAACAACAATTACTCCAACCGGACTTGAAAAGGTTCGTGGAACGGGTCTGAACACCGTATATAAATTATATTTTAATCTTGGAACTGGTTCATATAAAGATGTTAATGCTTCCACTTCCATTGTTGATGCCACAGTCTCTCCCCAAGCTGAATTCACTCCCATCGGAAGTGGAACTACCTTTACCGTACGTGGAAATAAACAATCTTCAAAGGTTATTAGACTTCCTAAAAAATTGGTTTCAGGTGTTCGCTCAAACTCAACGGAGTTTGTGGTTAGAAAAGAATTTGATGGAACTTCTGGGTCGGCCGGAGATTATTATATTGATGTTAGTAGTGTGGGATCTAACTCCATTGTTCTAAAAGGACTGGCATCAACGCAAACATTTTCTAGCACTAATGTAAACGATTATATTGTATCCAATGGTGCAACTTTTGCTACAGTAACTGCAGTATCTTTAAATGCCGCATCCACACTGGCGACATTAACCGTGAATGTAACAAGTGGAACGATCACTGCTCTTGCAAGTGTAAAAACAACTCTTACCAAGGCCAACAAAACACTTGTCACGGGTAAGACAGTTTCAAATGTAAATTCCCCAAAAGGATTAAGCACCGGAGAGACCATCAGTCTGGGAGTTTCTGATGTAATAGAGATTACTTCAATAGTTGGAGGAGATGCAAATAGTCCAGAAGAAACAATAGTGCTGGATGATTTCATCTTGGATAATGGACAAAGAGAAGATTCATATAAAAATGCTACTCTCACTTATATTGGAGATGCCACTCTTGATTGTAATGTTACAATCACTTTGAATCATTTCACACATGGTTCTGGTGATTACTTCAATAGGGATTCTTATCCAGTTTCCTTTGATTATGCAAAGATTCCAACATACAAAGGGATTCGATTATCAGATGCATTTGATTTTAGAGGATCAGCAGGAGCAGAACTAGATCCAAACACAGGGATTGATACGATTGTGGATTATTATCTTCCTAGATATGATCTATTAGTGGTTACTCGCCGAGGAGAATTTTTATTGCAAAAAGGAGTTTCATCAACAGCTCCAAGTATTCCACCAAAACCGAAAGGTTCTATGGTTCTTTATAGTCTGTATTTACCAGCATTTACTTTCAATGCGAAATCTATACAAAAAGAATATGTAGAACATCGTCGTTATACGATGAAAGATATTGGTAAACTGGAAAAAAGACTCCAAAATCTCGAATATTATACATCACTTTCTCTTTTAGAAAGAAATGCAAAGGATAAAGATATATTTGACACGGCCGGAGAAAGATTTAAGAATGGTATTTTCGTTGATAGTTTCACTGGACACAATCGTTCAGATGTAAAAGATCCGAAACATAAATGTGCCATTGATAGAGCAAATGGACAACTTCGGCCCGGCATTAGTATCAATCAGGTTGAAGTAAAAATAAACACTGCTACTACTGATAAATTAGTTCGACTTCCTTCAGTTGCTGAAGAGACCATTATCGAACAAAAATATGCGTCTGTTTCTGAATCTGTTATACCATATCATATATCTGCCTCTTATAACGGAACTTTACAACTTTCTCCCACATCAGATGATTGGGTTGAAACTAGGCGGAGACCAGATTTGACAGAAAATCCAGATAACAATTATGATAATATTTCTCGGGGATCAGATGGTGCAACAATCTTTGCGTCGGAATTTCCTCAAAGTTCAGTAGAGATTCTTGGTGCTGTTGATGCCCAAGATTCAGAAACTGTGGAAGAAGCATATGATGAATGGGGCGGAATGTGGGTAACTCACAACGGTATGACTTGGAGCAACGATGAGGTGGATCTAGATGACTGGTGGCCAGGCGAAGAAGATCAGGTTCGTACGACTTCCACGAATAATTTCAATGGGGACACTGGTACACATGAAAGTGCTCAAAAGATAGCTAAAACTAAAAAAACACCCGTTACCATCCTACCATCTATAAGATCTCGAAGAGTCTATTTCAGAGCAACAGGGATGAAACCCAATACTCGACTATATACATATTTGGATGATGTTAATATTACTGCTTACACAACTACACTCAGTAGCGGTTCATATTCTGATTATCTGAACCACAATCTAGCACTTAGTGCTCGATTAGATTTTTATGGTATGAATTCATTGCAGGCAATGACCCAAGCTAGTGATACTCATAGAAATGTCGTAACAGATGATAATGGAATGGCCGAAGGATTTCTTATCATTCCTAATACTAATGCAGTTCACTTTCCGGTCGGAAAAAGAATAGTTACCTTCAGTGATACAAACGGTGGCAGAAATGATGGAAATATAACATCTCGGTGTAGATCATCTTATACCGTGTCTTCCGGCAATAATAATATAGATCCTGTCGATGGAAATACACAAATTATTCCCCTTGGACCGCAGGATAGTGATATCGGACCCGGGCCCGCAAAAGTCATTCAAGGCGATGAGGGTGATTATACAGTAGCAATTGCAGGGACTGGGGTTGCTGAATACAACTTAACTGTTGATAATGATCAGATAGAAGAAGGTGGAACATTTACAGTAACATTAAAAACTGAAAATGTTGATGATGGAAATGTGGCATATACTATAACTGGCGCAATTTTAAGTGACTTTAGTGGGGAGGCCGCTCTTACAGGAAATCTTGCTCTTGTTGATGGAGTTGCAACTAAAAAATTCTCGGTTAGAATTGACAATGTAACCGATGAAATGGACATTATCAACTTTGCCTTGAATGTTGACCCTGCCTCTTATTATGTTGATATAACTGTTGATGATGTAGTAGTAGAAAATGAAGAGGGAGAAACTCGATTTCTTTCATCAGACGATAATCTAAACAACGAGTTTTGTCGTGAAGATCCATTAGCACAATCCTTTCACTTGGCAGATGCTAAAATTCCAAGAGGTGCGTATATTAAATCTCTGGACTTATATTTTGAAACAAAGACTTCCGCTAATGATCCAGTTCGTGTTCAAATTGTTGAAGTTGAAAATGGAATACCAACCAGCAGAATTGTAAAGGGTGGGGTGAAGGATCTCAATCCTGGCAGTGTAAATATTAGTTCTGATTCCTCAGAAAAAACCACTTTTACATTCGACAATCCAGTTTACTTGGATTCTGAAAGGGAATATGCATTTGTTGTAAGGTCTACTTCAAAGGATTATCAGGTGTGGATGTCTGAATTAGGTCAAGTCGACAAGGTAACTGGGGCCCAAATAATGCGTGATCCTTATCTCGGTGTTGCCTTTAGAAGTGCAAATGCCTCAACATGGACCCCAGTTCAAACAAGAGATATAAAATTTAGATTAAATGCTCATACATTCATGACATCGACTGAAAGTTCACGAACTCGTTCGGTTGGAGCAGGAACAGAGACCGAAACCGGAACTGGAGCATTCCAATCCCTTATTGGTACTTCATTTACTGCTGCATCGGTTCAGTTCAAACCGGGCCAAACTATTCATCCCAAAACATCAATTAATTACCGCCTAGTTGCTGGAACCAAAACTTTGAATTTATCACCAACAGGTAATCATAATTATTTGGGTTCGGCAGTTTCTGTTACTTCAGCAAGTAACTTGAGATTGGTGGCGCACCTAACGACCGAAGATCGTTACTTGACTCCTACAATTGATCTGGAGAAACTTTCTTTGATCTGTTATGGAAATGTAATCAATAATGTTGATACTGATGAAACCGATGCCGCTCATGGACTTTCTACTGCAAGGTATGTCTCTAAAAAAGTCATCTTGAATGATCCAGCCGATAAGTTGAATGTATTTGTTGGAGTGAATCGACCTAAAGGTTCAAATGTTCAGGTTTATGCTCGATTTGATGATGAAATTTCAAGTCCTCAAGTTCTGGATTGTAAAGATTCGGATTGGACTGAATTAAATTCAAATTCCATACCGGAATCATTGAGTGGTTATGATGAGGATGATATTCAGTTTGATGAAATAGATTATGAAATCGATCCAACAAATGATTTCTCACAATTTCAATTGAAGATTGTTATGACTTCGGCGGACAGTTCAAAAGTTCCTATTGTCAATGATCTTAGGGCAATCGCAACTGTATAATGTTAGAAAGAATTGATGGCGAAAGTAAACTGAAAAGAGATTCATATTCAGGAGCAATTATTAATGTAAGTTCTACTGCTTACCAATCAGCAAAACTAAGAAGAAAAAAATTTAGAGAAATGGATGATCTTAAAAAAGAAGTTTTAATATTGAAAGATATTGTCCTCACACTTGTAGAAAAATTAGATAAATAAAAAAATCATGGCAATTACATCTTATTCGTCCGTTACTTATACACAGGATTCCCCACCACAACTTGATTCTCCATTTGATAGATCTTACGTAACGAAAACCAGTACGTTTGATGACTGGAGACAATTCACCAATCTTCTTGCTGATGATCTTACGGATCTTTCGCTCTCATACAGAAATACTTTCACACTTAGCACAGGATTAGTAACAGTTGGTGGAGCTGTTACTATTACGGGTGCTGTAGATATAAGTGGTACTACCAACCTAGATGTGGTAGACATCGATGGTGCGGTGGATATGGCAAGCACTCTTGCCGTCGCAGGTGTCCTAACAGGTGCTTCGCTAGACATTTCAGGTAATATTGATGTAGATGGCATAACAAATTTGGACGTTGTAGATATTGATGGTGCGGTGAATATGGCCACTACCCTGACACTAACAGGTAATGCAGATTTTAATGGAGACCTAGATGTAGATGGAACAACAAATTTAGACGTTGTAGATATTGACGGGGCGGTGGATATGTCC